CTCAACTCGCAGGGTATGCTAAAGCTACCAATAAACGTGCAGGCGGCTGGTGGGTTATAAACAAAGCTAATGGTAAGTTTAAATATCTATCAGCATCCGGGCTTAATGTAAATGAAGAGATAGATAAGATAAAGAAAACAATTAGCAAAGTAAAGGAGAACAAGTTTGAAAGATGTTTTAAACCAGTGCCTGAAACTTTTCGTGGCAAGCCCACAGGTAATAAAGTCCTTAATGATGGATGTAAATTTTGTAGCTATCGCTTTGATTGTTGGGATAGTCTTATTGAGTTACCTGCTGTGAAGTCGCAGGCAAAAAACCCGCCCACAGTGGCATATGTTGAACTAGCAAAGGAGTATAGAAATGGAGATTGAAGTAAATGAACTCGCAGAGCAAATCAAAGAAGCGGAGCAGCACCTTGCGGAACTTAGGAAGGAGTATCGTGAACGGAAGACTGCAGGTCTACGTGCGGCGATATCAGCGCGTAATGAAGCAGATAAAGTCCTGCGCGAAGAACTACAGGCTTTAGGTTATCGTAACACACCTTTTATTTCATGGCGTGACGTTGGCTAACGCAAAACAATTTAGGGCAGCACGAAAGTATGGGTATCGTAGTGGTCTTGAACTAAAGGTATCTGACTATCTCAAAGAACTAAAGATTGACTTTTTGTATGAGGCAGTTAAGATAGAATGGGAAGACTTAGCGTACAGAACATATACACCAGACTTTGTGCTGTCCAATGGTATTATAATAGAAACAAAAGGACAATTTACTGCAGCGGATAGACGTAAGCATTTAGCTATTAAAAGACAGCATCCTAAGTTGGACATTCGTTTTGTGTTTGAGAGTAGCAGGCGTAAACTTCGTAAGGGTGCTAAATCTACTTATGGTGAATGGTGTATTAAGTATGGGTTTAGGTATTATGATAGGATTATTCCTGAAGAATGGCTAAAAGAAAAGGGTAAAAACAAACACCCAAAGTTTATAAAGTTTGGTGGAACAAAAATAAAAAGGAGATAGACATGGATAATATAACAGATAAAATGGCTATGCAAATGAAAGACGAGGACTTTGTAATACGGGTAAGACCTTTTTCTGATGACGATGGTTCTTGGAGTGGAGAGGTTGATGTAGCCATTATGTATGGTGATGATAATCCTCTAAAAGATGATGACTTTTATCAGGTTCTTCATTTTACAAAAATGATGTGTGCCGCTGTTCCTGTTATGGAAGAGGTAAAAGAATTAAGAAACATTGTGCATGAGTATG